ACCCTCCAACTCCTCTAGAGTATGGTAGACAACATTTGAGCCCTGCTAATATAGGTACCGTTTCTTAACAATAAAATATTATGGCAGTTCCAACAGCAGTTGGTGAATATGGTTCTTGTCAAGGTACAGAGACCCGTATCTCTCCATCTGATACAAGTGGATCAGGCACCCCTTCAGCGGTTGCTTCCACAACTAAAAACTTACGTTTAGCTTATGCTACTGTAGGCGGTTCAGGTGTCCTTGACACTTGCGCCGTAGTTACAGCTCAGTATAACTAATATCAATAAGGGGGGTATCCGTACCTCCCTTTTTTTTATTCACAAATATTTATACCTATGACTACCACAACAATTGATCTCGATACCGAACTATCCGCAGTCAATGCGATTCTTGGTAGCATCGGCCAGTCCCCTATATCAGGATTAGATTTTGCAAACCCAGAGATATCATTTATATATAATCTGCTCAAAGAATCTAGCCAAGATATACAGAATGAAGGCTGGACATTTAATATTGAATATCACATAAAAGAAACTGTTGGTGCTGATAATAAAATCATTATAGAATCTGATGTTATCCGTATAGATAATGAAGATGCATGGGATAGAACCCGTGACTTTGTAAGAAGAAAAGATGCTGATGGTATCTGGAAACTATATGACAGAGTAGATCATACATTTGAATTTCCAGATGACGATTACTTCTATGTAAACAAAGTAAGGTTATTACTATTTGAAGATATACCTTCCGTATTCCAAAGGTATATAATATACAAAGCATCAGGTAGAGCTGCAGTACAGTTAGTATCTAACCAACAACTACAAGGTATGTTAGCAACCTATGAAGCTCAAGCACGTGCAGCTTGTATGGAATATGAATGTAATCAAGGTGACCATAACTATATGGGATGGCCTGATGAATCAGCTTATCAATCTTACAAACCTTATACAGCACTGAGACGCTAATGGCAAGTGTTACACAGAAAGTACCTAATTATGTCTTAGGTATATCAACACAACCAGATGAAAAGAAAATACCAGGACAAGTAGTAGACCTAGTGAATGGTGTACCTGATGTAGTTAATCAATTAACTAAACGTCCAGGAAGTCAACTGGTAAAAGACATAACAACTACAAGTAATCCTTATGGGGATAGTAAAACATATGCTGTTGATACCGCAGCTAACGCTAAATGGTTTAGTATTTATACAGCCCATGATGAACAGTATATTGGTCAATGTGCAGCAGATGGAGAAGTTAATATATGGAGATGTAGTGACGGTGCTTCGATACCCGTGGATTATTCCCTTGTTCCTGGAACACTTAAAGCTACTTACTTAGATAACACAGCATTGTCAGATGAGAAGTCTTCTGATATACAGGTGCTAACTATTAATGAGACTACCTTCTTTGTTAATAGAAGAAAGAATACAGCAATGCTATCTGGTACAGGTGATCTATCACCAGCTCAGTTGAATGAAGCATTTATATCTCTTGATACTATAACTTATGGTAAACAGTATGCATTAGATATATTTGATCCAAATGATAATACTACCTTTACACATACAAGAGCTACAGGTATAACGATTGATGAATCTACCAGTTATAGTGGCACCAGTAATGGTGACTGCTTAGGTATGGGTAGAGAGACTGTTGATATAGAAACTGGTACAGATAAGTTTGGTACTTCACCTCCAAATATGTCTGCCAATGGCAAGACAAATCTAAGGTATGAAGTAGATACAAGATGTACCCCACAACCTACAGCACCTGTAGATGATAGTTATACTTATCATGATTCATATCAACCATTTGTAAAGTTACAGTTTGGTGGAGAAGGTTGGGCAGTAAATGATACCCATCAATATACATCAGAAAAAGGTGTAACAACAACTGCTAAAATTAAGAGTACTCAAACTATTGTATCGAGATGTAATGTAGCTGGAGTAAGACCTCCTGCCACATCATCAACTGCTGAAGAGCATGTATCTACAGCTGGTATCTTAGGTGATATGAAAGCTACTCTAGATGCTATCTCTGGTACAGGTATAACTTGTACAATTGTTGGTAATGGTTTACATCTATATAGAGCTACACCATTTGGAGTCACAACACCTGAAAAGACGTTGATGACTATCACCACAACAGAAGCAAATAATATAGCTGATTTACCACGTACATGTAGACACGGATATGTTGTTAGAATAGTTAACAGTGGTGAGGATATGGATGATTACTATCTTCGTTTCCAAGCTGAAGGTATCAATGCAGAGATATCAAAGAATGCTACATATGCTAGATCAGGTACTACAGTAACAGTAACATCGACTGCACATGGCTTGTCTAATGGTGATCAAGTCTTTGTTGACTTCACTAGTGGAGGAGCATTGGATGGATTATATACTATTGCTAACGTAGCGTCTGATACATTTACAGTAACTACAGCAGCATCAGGTACAATCAGTGCAGGTGCTACTCTTACATACACTCCAGCTCGTTACGGAGAGGGCGTGTGGGAAGAGGTAGCAGCTCCTGGTATAGAAGTTACCATAGATAAGGATACGATGCCCTTACAGATCAAGAGGGTTAATCCTGGTACATATTCTATCAATGGTGGTTCGTCTCGTAACTACACAAATGGATGCTTTCAATTCCAATATCCAGATTGGGGTAAACGTGATGTAGGTGATGATATAACTAACTCCCTACCTACTTTTATAGGCAATCCAATTCAAAAGATGATGTTCTTTAGGAATAGGATAGCCTTATTAAGTAATGAGAATATAATTCTATCTAGGGTTAATGATTACTATAGCTTCTGGGTTAAGACAGCTATGGCTATATCTAATGCTGATCCTATTGACTTACAATCCAGTTCTCTATATCCAACTAAACTATATGATGCTGTTGAACAGGCTGGTGGCTTAGTTATATTTAGTGCTAGTGAACAGTTCTTATTGAGCTCAGGTGCTGAAGCTTTGCTTACTCCTGAAACTGCTAAGATTACTTACTTATCTTCTTATGCTTTTAATCCTGATACAGAACCAATTAGTTTAGGTACAACCATAGGATTCTTAAATAGTACTGCACGTCAATCTCGTTTCTATGAGATGGCTAATGCATCACCTACAGAAGAACCACAAGTACAAGAACAAACTAAAATTGTAGGGGAACTATTTCCACAAAACGCTACACTTGTCTCAGGTTCTACAGAAAATGATATACTTTTATTTGGTGTAGATAGTACATTACATACTTCTACAAATGAAGTGTGGGGATATAAGTATTTTGAATCAGGTGGGAAACGAGCTCAATCAGCATGGTTCAGATGGTTAATGCCAAACAAGGTTATATATCATACAATACTAGATGATGTCTATTATACAGTATTAGGTAACAGTGCTAACAATAAATTTACACTAGAAAAATTTGATCTGAAATTAACTTCAGACACACCTATGATAGGTACAGCTCCTGATGAAAATAGGGTACATTTAGATACTAAGAAAACAATTGCAACAGGTGATATAACATATAACACTGCAGCTGATACTTCTACCTTTACATTAGGTTCAGGGTATTATAGTGATAAGACATTGACCGTATATTGTACTACAGATAGTGATGATATAGGTAAAAGTTATGATGTCCCTGCAGCTTCTATAACTGGAACTGCACCTAATGAAACAGTAACATTACCTGGTAACTGGAAAACTTCTAAAAAAGATGGGAGTTCAGTTAACGTTGATTTAATTGTTGGATATGAATATGAATTTGAAGTAGAATTACCTAAAATATATATTACTAAAGTTGAAGGTGAACAGCAAACATCTGAAACCAGAGGATCTTTAATTATCCATAGAATGAACTTTGACTTTGGAGATGTAGGTGTTATAGATGTAACCTTAAAGAGAAGAGGCCGAGCAGATTATACCTATACAGTTGAATCATTAGAATGGGATAATGTTTCAGCAAGTAGAGCAGCTATTGCTAAGAGCTACTTACATACTATACCAGTATATGATAGAAATGATAATCTAACAGTATTTCTAAAATCGAACCATCCATCTCCAGCTACTATTCATTCAATGAATTGGGAAGGAGATTACTCACCAAGATACTATCAACGTGTCTAAATACATTCACCCAATTACTGTGGAAGCTGCTATTGAAGTAGCTTCTAATCTTCGTGATGATGATTATAGAGAAGTGAAAGAAGGCCACGGTCATGAACCACTTCTCTATATTCCAGCATCAGCTTTCTGTGGAGACACAGTTTGGTTCGAAGTCCCCAACGGCAAGACTGCCGGATTAGCGGGAGTGCAAGGAGAAGGGCAAATATGGATGTTATGTACTAACGCAATCCATGAATACCCTTTAACCTTTGCTCGTGAAGCCAAACGATTTGTAGAAAGTAGAAAAGAAAAGCTCCTTTGGAACATAGTAGATAAACGGAATACCGCTCATCTTAAACTTCTAAAGTTTCTGGGATTTAAGTTCTTACGGGAACTTGAACATGGTCCCAACAAATTAACCTTTATAGAATTTTGCCGTGTGCGAACCAGTATCAATGATCTCGATGGGCCTAAATATGGCAGGCCAAGTAGCAGGACACCAAGCTGAAACTGCTGCTGCTAGAGGAAGAAACAACGCCAAAGCTAGAAATAATTACATTCAACAAAGAGAATACGAAGTCAAAGCTAATCTTGATAATGTACAATATCTAAGTGATGTACAAGAACAAGATAACCAACAAGATGCTACATATGCAGCCATGTTGGATCAATGGTCTGACACTGACTTCCAATTAAAGAAATTATTTGCTACAAAAGATTTAGAAATAGAAGAGAAAATAGCTAAAATGCATCAAGGTGGAGCATCTGAACAGACAGGTGCTAGTGCTGCTAGAGCTACTATAGGTAAAGATGTACTTGAATTAGGTCGAGCTAAGGCTCATGCTATACATGAGAAGATGATGGCCACTAAAGAAACTGAGATGGCTAAGACTAGGCAATGGAGAGCTGCTAAAAATGACTCTCATAAGTTATTTATGGATGTAGCTTTTGCACCAGTACATGGTTTTGCACCGCCAGAAGATAGATCTTTTGAGTCTGGACCTAGTAAAGCTGGCTTAGTTCTTGGATTAGCTCAATCAGGGTTCCAAGGTTTTAAAGATTACAAGGCTAATAAAGCAGATCCAGTTGGAAAATGGGAGAGATAACCTATGTCAACATCATACGATAGGAATATCGAACGCCTCAAGGCGAACATAAGTTCTGTCACTTCTCAACAACGTGACATTAATACACGTACTGCTAATATACGTGGTAAAGAACGTGAGGATCATGTAAGAGATATTACTGAAAAGCTGCAACCTTTTTCTACAGAACTTCAAGCATGGAAGAAAAGAGATATAGAGAAAAAGAAAGCGCAAGGTGTAGCTGCTGCTAGAAAAGCTAGACTTGATAAAGCTAAATGGTTAGAAGAGCATGGTAGTGAAGTGCAGAAAAGAATGCATGCCATAGAAGAAGCTCAGAAGATGGGTGAATTAGCATTTGAATTTGAAGATGCTAAAGCTATGGATATGGAATACCAAAAGCTAAAGAAGCAATTGCTTGATGCTGCTGGTACAAGTGCCTATCCTGATGCTGATAGATTAGCTCAACTATCCCCTTGGCAACAAGTAGGTTATGCTCAAGAAAAATTACGTGTATTTAATGATACATTTGAAGATAAGCTAGCTCACGAATTACAGAATAGTACAAAGCAATATACACTTGCTGGTATCACCTTCACGCCTCAAGAGATTAAGGATAATAATATGGCTTTCCCTATGAAACAGGCAGCCATTGAATTAATTGCAGATGAGATTAGAGAACGACATGGGGTAGATAGATTCTCTCCTGAAATGTTACAGATGTCTAAGACTGAAGATGCTATTCTAAAGGCAAAGGAATCTCAAAGGGCTAAATATAGAGAAAGGTATAACATAGAATCTTCTATGAATACCAGACAAAAGGCTATGTTAGAATGGCAGAGATCTGAAAAGACTGCTATTGATGTAGAAAAATTGCTAGTTATGAATTCTGCTACTGTTGATACAGATGGTAAATTATTAGGTAATGCAGGTGCTTGGAAAGCAGTAGAAGAAATCCTTGTATCTGATGGAGTTAAATTACAGAATCCAGAGTATGCAAATAAAATATTAGATCAACCTATGTCTGTAGAAATGTGCAGACAATTAGGTGTAAAGGTTGGTACAACATTCTCTCAACAATGGCCTAAAAGGACACAAGAAGTTAGGAGAAAAATTAGAGAAGGTTATGTAAAGGAAGTTAATGATGAAGAAAAATGGTTAGAATCAGCTGGTACTGCTAAGAAAAATGAATTCATTAAAGAAGCTAGAAATAATCCAGATGGATTAAGTACTCAAAGAGTAAATGAGATTAAGCGAGACTTTGGTAGATTAGGACTTGCCATACCTCCAGAGATTACTAAATATGAAACTGCTAGTATGAGAGATGAGAGAGAAGATAAGCAGCAAATTGAAGCTCTTATGGCTAGTCAGAATGGATATATATCTAATGAACAATTAGATTCATTTCATCCTAAAGCAGCTTTAGAATATAGAAAAGAAGCTACTAGATTAGAAGAAGCAGCTCTTAAGAAGCACGATGCTGATAAGAAGATTAAAGCTCACCTTGATACAGCATTCACTAACATGGGTATCAAAGGTAATGAAAAGAGTCCTGCTTATGTAGAAGCTATGGCAAATGCTAAAGCTGATTATGCTCAGAAATATAATAGATATATAGCAATGGGGTATGATTCAGCACAAGCTAGTCACTTAGCTTTACATGCTCAACAAGTTACAGATAAAGAAACAGGTGAAGTAATACCAGATTCAATGGGTGTACTTGCTGAAATCAAAACTAATGGTGAAGGTAGTAAATATGTTATTACTGGACAAGCTATTGAAAAGGAATTAAAACCTGGGCATCTTAGAGTAGCTAGAATACGTGGTGCTAAACAAGAGATATTAGATGATCCAACTAGTGTAACTACGAAAGTTATTGGTGGAGATTATGGTCATCGTCAAATAACTACTATTGCAACCAATGTAGAGAAGCATGGTCGTAGAGGTCTATATATGGACAAAGGTGCTTTACAATATTATAAAGGTATAGCACGTGGTAGAAATGCCAGACAAGGTGGCTGGTGGGGTTTAGTTGATGCTCAACTTAAAGCTGCTGGACATAAAGGTTTGAATCCTGCTGAAAGACCTAAAGCATTAGAATTGCTCACAGGTGAAGATGCAAATGGCAATACTATACCAGATCCACGTGGGTCTAGAGCTGTAGATCAAAGAGTTTCTAGAGCTATGAATTATCCATCTCAACAAACAAGTTTATATGCAATGAATTCATTAAGAGATGGTCAAAGGTTTGGTAGAGGAACTTCTGTTTTCGATCAACCTGAGAATCTTCCAATTTGGTATACAGGAGGTGTCACATAATGGATGAATTAACATTTGATCCAGGTATCGAAAATACAGATACCACTATGGAAGTAGAAGGGTATGATGATCAAGTAGAAGAAATTCAAAATGCTTACCCTGAAGAAGACTGGAGAACACCTGTTCAAATAGAAGAAGAGAATCAAGCTCAAGCTGAACAAGCCGAAGGCATGTTACCAGAAGAGACTGAAGTTGTTACTCCAGAAGTAGAAGAAGCAGCTAAAACTTATGGTCCTAATAGGTTTCAAGAAGACCCTACTACAGGCTTAGTTAATGTACAAGAAGTACTAGCTACTGGTGTAGATGCACAACTAGCTGATATGGCTAATGTTCATTTACAGTATGATGATGAAGAAAGACAAGTATTTGAAAAATATCATAAAGCTGGTGGTGACATAAACCTAGAAGCTACATTAGAGCTTGTTACTGCTATACGTGGTAGTGAAAGACTTACAGCTAAATTTGACCGTAATGGTGATGGACAAGTTAGTTTTTCAGATTGGTTTGATGTATCTAGGATGGGAGAAATCACTCCTGAACAAGAAGTAGAATATACAGAGAAGTGGTTATCAAGTTTAGAGAATAAAGATTTCAGAGCACGTATAGGTGCTATTGCTAATCTTACTCCTATGGTTCCTTACTACCATCAACGTAGAAAAGGTATATTAGGTCCAGAAGATGAGCTAGATGGTGAACAGGCTAGACAATCATCTTTAGCAGGTTTAACTCAAGTAACTGGTGATTTTTTATCTGGATTTGAAAAGGTTACAGCAGGTTTTGCTCAAAGTGAAAAGTTCTTAGGAACAGGTGATGACTGGTTTAATGAAGATGCATTTGAATCAAAGGATGCTGTCTTAGATGATATAATTTTAAATCATAAAAACCCTCAATCATTAGGATATGCTGTTGCAAACCCAATTAACAGAGTTTGGAGTGATCCAATCATGTTTGAATTGGGTAGGTATTCTCCAGCTATAGCAGCTAGTTTCTTCTATCCAGGAGCAGCTACTAGTATAACTATGGCTAATCCAGCAGGATTCCTTGCTACTGGTGGTAAAGCTATTGCATTTACTTGGGCTACTGAAACTATTCCAACTAATATATTTACAGATATAAATAGTAATGCTATGCAGACGTTCCATAGCAGTAAAGAGACTAAAGCAATATTAGATGCTCATCCAGAGATGAATGTAAGTGGCTTACAATTAGCTCATGGTATGGAAAGTCCATGGAGTAGAAAACTAGAATTTATGCGTGGTGAAATGGCATGGGATTCTGGTGGTTTATTAGCAGGTAATATATTATTCAGAAGTCTTGGAAAAGTAGTACGTCAAATGGGTCCAGAAAACTGGAAAATAATGCAATCCAGTACAAGAGCTAAACCTAAGTTTCAAGCTCCAGAAGACATTTGGAAAGCACGTAATCAAGTATTAGGTGATATTGAAAATGCTGCTGAAGATCAAATAAAGATGGCTGCTGAAGGGCCAGCAAGTAAATGGAATGATCCTTGGGCTGCAGATGGTGAATTAGATTCTCCATTTGGTGGTTACAAGAATGATGATTATATGGCTGGCCAAGGTAAAGCAGGTATCAGAAATGATGTATATAATATAGGAAATCAAGCTGATGAAATCAGAGGTCAAATTGGTATAGAAGGTGGTAGTGTAGATGAAATCTTTACACCTATTGAACGAGCAGAGTTTAGTAAGTCTGGTATACCTGATTTCTGGTTAGATAATAAACTTGATGAATTCTGGAATAACCCTGTATTTGCTGATGAATTATCTAAACTCAATCCATTACAAAGAAGATTTGGTAATTGGAGTAGAGGCACATTAGAAAGCATCAAAGAAGTAATGGGTCGTGATGCTGGTAGATTAAGTCCAGAAGAATTCTGGGATGCAAGAATTTTTAATACTGAACTTAAACCAGGTAAACAATTAGATGATGTTAAAAAGTTTGTTGTAAAAAATATGCAAGTAGCAGATGCTGTTAATCAATCACTTCTAAAACGATTAAGAGATTATGCTGATGCAACAGGTGAGCAATTAGGTAAAGGAGATATCTTTGCTAAAGATGGTCCTATGCGTAATATTGCTAAGAACCTTACAATGGGTTTAGCAGAAGTTAAGAAGACTCAGTTTACTTGGGATCTTGCTACAAAGAGAATGAAAGATGCTGGTGGAGATTTAACACCAGATATGATTAGAGAGATAGAAGAAATTGTAGCAGAAAGATCAGTTAAACTTAACCAAGAATCACAAGATGGTGTTAGGTTAATGATGCAGATGCTAGAGAATAGTGACTCTGATGAATTAGCTGAAGGTATCTTGGATGTATTTAAAGTATCTAATGATATCCATAATTGGAAAGATTTTGATGCTTGGATGAGACAAAAGATTAGTGGAGGAGAGTTTAATGGTAAAGTTAAGACAGGTGCTTTAATAACAGAACTACAAGGTGTTATGGTAAATAGCATACTTAGTGGCCCTAAAACACCTCTTAGAGCTTTACTTGGTACAACCACTAACTCTTATCTAAATGCTATTAATGAAGCAGCTGGAGCTACACTTAGAAGACCGTTTACTGGTGATGTAGCAAGCCAGAAAGCTTCTATTGCAAAGCTTAAAGGTATGTTTGAACTTATACCAGAAGCAACAGAAGTATTTAGAAAAAGTTTAAAATCTAAATTTAATGCAGATATAGCTGATATTAGAACTAGATACTCTGAACCGATGACTAGAGGAGATGCTAATTGGCATTTATTTGGTGAGTGGACAGAGAAAAACGGTAATACAGGTGATAAAGCTGCTTTCTATTTAGCAAATATCGCTAGGAATCTTAATAATAATAAACTACTTAGTTGGTCTCCACGTGCTTTAGCAGCTACTGATGATACATTTAAGTGGTTATTAGCTAGAGCTAGATCAAAAGAAATAGGAATGAGACAGGCTTTAGAAGTTGCTGGGGATACACATACTAAGTTCTCTCCAGATCTTATGAAGCAAGCTGAAGATATTCATTATAAAAACCTTCTAGATGCTGACGGTAATTTAGATTTAGGACAAGATTCTTGGTTAAATAAACAGTTTAAAGAAGTAACATTAACATCTGAATTAACAGGTTGGTCTAAGGAGTTAGATAACTTATTAAAGGATAAACCATTAGTAAGACCTTTCTATCTATTTGCTAGAACAGGTATTAATGGATTAAACTTTACATATAAA